GGCGTTCATCCGTCCAAACGTGGCGGACTCTTCCTCCGCGCCTGATGTCATCGCGGCGGCAACCGCAACGAGCAAAACACGCGGAATGAGGTCCGGAGGATGGCCACCCGTCAACAAGTAACGCTTGCCCAGCTCCACAAGGGAGCGGAGGAGGGTAGGGGTGCGGGGACACCCGGTGGCCTTGGCCGACAAAATGCCAATGAGGTCGGTCGGAATGGCGACCATGCGCTGACCCTCGGAGTAGGCGTAAGGAACACCATACTTCAAGGTCATGCGCACAATCGGCTGGGAATGCGTCACACCCGATCCGTCGTTGTCGAGTCCCAAAGCGCGGAGAGCTGTGGAGTTTGGAATCTCCTGGTTAACTCGCGCAAGGTAGTCGGAAGCGACGTCATACTCGCAACGGATGTCGGCCCAACCCTGTGGGGTCGGGGGGTGACTACGCCCGGGGACCACCATGAATTCGTAAACATGGGAGTCAAAATGGGTGGAAATATGGTTCCACACGAGAGTGTTCTTGCCATCGCTCCAGTTGGGCCTACGGAGCCACCCGTTGGGAGGGTGAACGTAGCTGGATGGGTTGCCTTTAGCCATGGCTTGAAGATTCCCGTCGTCACGGACGTGGTACGCCATTTGCTTGAGGCAGAAATGACCAGAAGCGTCGAACAAGTGGTGAACGCTGGCGTAAGCGACACAACCCGGGGGCAAATGGGCGAGAAGGTCGGAAGGACTCACATAGTAAAGTGAGTGTTGGAACACCTGGACGTCGGACTCCAAGTGGTTGCAGCCTTGGTAAAGGCACCCGCAGTGACTGTAGTGACGACGGGCTGCAAGGAGGCGGCGAGAATCGCCAGCTTGCACGACAGGGATGAGGTGGTGGACCCCCGCAAAAGAAGAGCGGAGGCCCAAAACGTCGATAGCGGCGTGAAACCGCTCGGCATTCGATCCGACATCGACCACACTCAACGGGCGCCCTAGACTCAAAGACCGGGCGGCAATCTGCCGCACGATGTCGAGCTCCGCGAGCGCCCGGCCGGCACCAAGCAGGGCATGGGGGTGCCGCTTGGAGCCTGAGGACCAAACCGGTAGTAGTCCGGCCTCCTTCCACAAATGGGCCTCATCGGATGTGGGCTTATGTGGGACGTGCACCGGGATCACGTCGCCATCTACCTCCTCAGATGGGAGAGGGAAGTAGGATGGTTTCGCTTTTCCGGGCACAGCCTCCGCGGCCAGGATGATGGCTTTGGAGGCGGCGACGAGTGCCCGCATGCGGAGGAGTTTTGGGTCCACCGCCTCGACAAGGGGTTTCGTCTTCATGGAGTCAGCCATGACTGCAAACCTAAAAATCACAAACACAGGCAAGCCAGGTAGTCGAATACAAA